TAGCGCATCGACCGCTGCAGGCGGCGCGGGCGCGGCCGGTTGCGTTCTCGTCACCGAGTTCAACAGCAAGTGATGCCGATGTATGGCGACGATCAAATTCCCGGAAAAGGCCGCGTTTCTGTTCCGGCCGGCGCCGTACAAGGTGATGCACGGCGGGCGGGGCTCATCGAAATCGTGGGACTTCGCCCGCGCGTTGCTCATTCTGGGATCGCATCGCAAGCTCTACATCGTCTGCGCCCGCGAGATTCAAAAGTCGATCAAGGAATCGGTCCACAAGCTTCTCGCCGACCAGATCATCGAGCTCGGCCTCTCGCATTTCTACATCGTGAGGGAACGCGAGATCGAGGGCATCAACGGGACGCGCTTCGTCTTTGTCGGCATCCGCAACAACGTCGCCGCGATCAAGTCGATGGAGGCGATCGACATCTTTGCGGTGTTCGAGGCGACCTTCGTGTCGCAGACATCGTGGGAGATCGTGCTCCCGACCGTGCGCCGCGACCCGCCGTTCGGTCCTTTCGGCCTGGGTTCGGAGGTCTGGGTCGAGTTCAATCCGGAGCTGGCGAGCGATTACACCTATCGCTACTGGGTCGTTGATCCGCCGGCGGGCGCGATCGTCGTCGAGGTCAACTGGCGCGACAATCCTTGGTTTCCCGATCTGCTGCGCCAGCAGAAGGATGCACTCCGCACCAAGGATTACGAATCCTATCTGACGATCTGGGAAGGCAAGACCCGACAATCGATCGCGGGCGCCATCTACGAGAAAGAGCTTGCAGCGGCGAAGCTCGAGAACCGCATCAACCCGAACATCAAGGTTGATCGGTCGAGGCCCATCCATCTCTCGTTCGATCTCGGGCGCTCGGACATGACCTCAGTGTGGTTCATGCAGCAGATCGCCATGGTGCACAATGCGGTCGATTTCTACGAGAACTGCGGTTTCGGCATTGACCACTATCTCGAGGAAATCCAGAAGAAACGCTACATCATCGGCTCGATCTATCTGCCGCACGACGCCGCGCATCATCACCAGTCCGCCACGAAATCAATCGAGATGCAGGTGCGCGAAGCCTATCCCGGCGAGAATCAAGTGCGGGTGCTCGCGCCGATCAACTCGGTGACGGGAATCAACGCGGTGCGGCAACTGTTCCCGCGGCTGAGCTTCAACGAGGTCGCCTGCGATATCGGGCTCAATGCCTTGGGGCACTACCAGTACAAGGTCGACCCGGAGACCGGACAACGCTCGAAGGAGCCGCTGCACAACTGGGCCTCGCACGCGGCGGATTCACTTGAGGGCTATGCGATGGGATTGCGCGAGGAGGCAAACGACATCGTGATCCCGGCGTTGCAAGGGCCGCGCGTGCGTCCCGATCATCCGCAGGCATGGATGTTCAAATAATGCCCAGCCCCGACGACAAGCTGCGCGGCACGTCGGAGGATGACGAGATCCTGCAGGAGGCGAAAGACCGCTTCCGGCGCTGGCAAGAATACGAGGGCGACTTTCTCAAGCGCTATACCGAGGACGTGAAATTCGCCTGGGCCGACAGCGACAACAAATGGCAATGGCCGAACGACATGGCGGGCCAGAGCCAGGCGAACGACAAGCCGCGGCTGACGATCAACAAGACCGGCACCGTCGTCCGCGACTTCACCAATTCCGCGCGCAAGAACAAGCCCTCGATCAGCGTCAAGCCGGTCGGCGAGCAGGTATCGTTCAAGGCGGCGCAGATCTGGGAAGGGCTGATCCGCTCGATCGAGCGCAAATCCTCGGCGCAGACCGTCTACGACAGCGCGACCGAGAGCATGGGGGAAGGCGGCATCGGCTATTGGCGGGTCACGACCGAGTTCGTCGATGATGATTCGTTCGACCAGGAAATCCGCATTGCCCCGGTGTACGACCATACCGGCGTCGCGCTCGACTGCGACATCAAGCAGAAGGATGGCTGCGACGCGAAATGGGGCTTCGTCTTCGATGAGATGCCGCGCAAGGAAGCGGAGAAGGCACTAGGCCGCAAGTTCCCGGCCTCGACCGGGCTCGGGATCGACAACAAGGACGACTGGGCGCAGAAAGACACGATCCGCGTCGCCGAATATTACCGGATCGTGATCAGGAAGGACAAGCTCATCTTCATCGAGGACGCGCAGGGCGAATCCGCGACGTTCAAGCAGAGCGAGATTCCGGCGAAGTGGAAGGCGCTGATCGACAATTTCGACGAGGAGAATCCGCAAGGGCGGATGCGGACACGCCCGATCAAGGTCAACCAGCTCGAATGGTACAAGATCGCCGGCAGCGAGATCATCGATCGCCGCAAGCTGAAAGGAAAGTACATCCCGATCGTGCGTTGCGTCGGCCGCGAGCGCAAGATCGAGGGCAAGCTCGAGCGCAAGGGCATCGTGCGCCCGCTGAAAGACCCGCAGCGGATGTACAACTACAATTCGTCGGCGCAGGTCGAAACTGCGGCGATGCAGACGAAGACGCCGTGGACCGTCGCGATCGAGGCGATCGAGGGTTATCAAAAATATTGGGATCAATCGAATACGGCGAATTACCCCTATCTGCTGTGGCGTGCGTATAATTCCGATGGGAAGCAACTTCCCAAACCCGAACGAGTTGATGCGCCCCGCTCGGCGGAAGCCTGCATCAAGGGAATGGAGATTGCCAACGCCGAGTTCGAGATGGCGTCGGGCCAGTATCTCGCGAATCGCGCGCAGCCGATGGTCGAACGTACCCCGCAGGCGATCGATGCGCGGACGGGGCAGGGCGAGACCGCGACTTATGACCTGATCGACAACGTGTCGGTCGCGTTGCGCCATACCGGCAACATCATCATCGATCTCGGGCCGCACATCTACGACACCAAACGCATCGAAAAGATTCTCGCGCGCGACGGCACCTTGCACGAGGTCACGATCGACCCGCAGGCGAGCGAGGCGCACCAGGAAAGCAAAGACGGCGAGGACATCCGCGTTCTCTTCAATCCGAAGATCGGCCGCTATGCCGTCGAGGCCGATGTCGGCCCGGCCTACGCGACGCAACGCCAGGAAGCCTGGAACGCCTTCATCAACATCGTCACCAAGTCGCCGGAGCTGACCGCGAAGATCGCCGATCTTGGCTTCACCGCGGCCGACTTCCCGATGGCGGATAAGATCGCGGAAAGGATCCGCCGCGACATCAAGGCCAACGCGCCGTGGCTGCTCGACGACGAGGAGGTCGGCCCGTTCGTGAAGAACCTGCAGGCGACCGTCGCGCAATTGCAGCAGGACAACGCCAACAAGGACAAGTCGATCGCGGACGCGCTGCAGAAGGTCGCGGAATATCAATTGAGGCTGCGCGGCAAAGAGGAGAAGCGCGTGGTCGACGACTATCGCGCGGAGACCGAGCGTATCGTGGGCTTGGGCAATACCGTCAAGGATATGCGCTACGATGTGCTCAAGCCGATCATTCGGCAGACCTTGGCGGAAATGATGGGCTTCACGCTCACCCATGTCGAGCATGCGCAGCAGCAGGCGATCGACGATCAACTTCACCAGGCCGATGTCGCGATGCCCGGAGCCACGAACGGGATCGGCTCAGAATCCTCGCAATGATCGACACCGAAGAACTCCACATCATCGCCAAGGATGGCGGCCGGCTTGATCGCGAGGATTGTGCCTTGGTCGCATGTGCCGCGGATGAGCTTGATGCCATGCGGCACGATCTGGTCACCGTCCATGCGGCGTTGATCGAGACTACGCGCCGGCTGATCGCGGTCAACGATGCCATGGTGCATCTACGGAGCCATCCGCCGTTCACGCCGGCAATGTGGGTTGCGAAGGTTACGTTCCGGCCATGACCGAGCGCACCATCCGTTCGATGGCGAAGGAGCTTGCGGGGACGTTCTACGAGCAGAAGCGCAGCGACCGCTTCCGCTCGAAGGACAGTCTCACGCGGGTCAAGACCATCGAGCGGCAACCCGATGGCAGACTCGCCGAGGTCGTCAAGGTGATGCCGTTCCACGAGGTATTCCCGACCGCGAAGAAATTTGCAGAAGCGCATTGGCCGTTCTGGGTGGAACCGGCCAAGCGCTGTCTCATCGCGATGCTCGCCATGTCCGACGCGCGGGTTTCCCCGTACATGAAACAGTGCATCTACGATGCCTTGATCGAGGAGAACGAGAAGGCGCGCGCGCAGGACGGCGGCAAACGGTTGCTGCAGCGGGAGTTGGAACGATGACCGCTTCGCTCAAGAAACGATTTCTCGGCACGTTGGCCGCGCCAATGGAGCACGGCCCGATGCGTCGCGACAGCGCGCGCGATGACCTCGACATCGGCAACTACGGCGTCGACCGCCAGAACGACGGCAATGTCGTGATCCGGCTCGGCATGGTGCCGCCCTTCGAGGTGCCGGCGGAAACCGCAATCAAGCTTGCCTGCCTCCTGCTCAAGCAGGCGGGCGCTACGGTCGATCTGAGGCCGGATCGGCTCACCGCCCGATTCAAGGTCGAGACCGACAAATCCAAGCTCTCTTGATTCCCGTCCGGGCGGCAATCCCCCGTGCAATGGAGGCCGAGCCATGCTGCGCGATATCTTGCTCAATGGCGTTGCGTTCCGTCCGTTCTATGCGCCCGATGATCCTGCGGCATCAGCCGCCGAGTTGCCGCTCGGCGATCCTGCGGCGCCGCCAGCGCCCGCTGCCGCTGGCGATCCCGCGAATCCCGATGCAACTCACGAACCAAGCGAATGGGACAAGCTGCCGGAATGGTCGCGCAAGCAGCACAATAAGCAGCACGGCAAGATCAAGACCCTGGAGCAGCAGCTCGCTGACGAACGTGCGGAGAAGCAACGTTTGCAAGAAATGGTCGACGCGCAGCGGCGCGCGGCGCCGGCTGATCCTGCTGCCGCGCCGTCGCCCCCCGCGGCTGTTGCAGCGGTATCACCGCCGGCGCTGCGCGCTCCTGCACCGGCCGCGGCGATCTCCGATGACGATCCCGTGGTCGTGCGCAAGGCGCAGGAAATCGTCGCGACGCAGAATTACCAGCGCTCGCTGGTCGAGTTGAACGCCAAGGGCGAGGAATCCTACGGCGCGAAATGGCCGAAGGTGCTGGAGGACATCAAGAGCTTCGGCGGCTTCGACCAGTTCACGCTCGAGCAGATCATGACGACCGACAACCCCCACAAGGTGCTGTTCGAGCTGGGCACGAAACCCGATCTCTATCACAAGGTCGTCGACCCGACGCTCTCGCCGGCGAAACGACTGACCGAGTTCGTCAAGATCGCGACGGCGCCGGCGCCGGTCCCGAGGGGCAAGCAGCCCTCCGATGCGCCGATCCCGGTCGATACCGTCGGCGGGCGCGGTGGTGCAGTGAATGATGGCGATGTCTACGACCGCAAGCTCGAAAGTGACGAAAAAGATGCCGACTGGTATCGCATCCGTGCCGCGCAGAAGCGCGAGTCAAGAGGTCGCCCGTGGTCACCGCCGTATCGGCCGTCCGCGTAAAAGCGTAACCCGAGTCGGCGTCCTGGCGCCATAAATCCAGTGCCACCCGGGTCCCGGCCCTCAATCCGGTGCATCTGCCATAACGGTCCTGGCCGTTCCTCCCGCTTTCGCGGGGACAAGCCCAGTGCTGATCGCTCCGTCCGGGCGGACAAACCCGTGATCGCTCGCGCTCTCTAACCATTCTCCTGGCCGCGAGCACCAGGCCCGAACCGCTCCTGGGAAAGGGGAGCATTCCCGATCAGCACATAGGGTTTGGTCATGGCCAACACTCCCCTGACGATCAGTATGATCACGCGCGAGGCGATCGAGCTGTTCGTCAACTCGAATGCCTTCATCAAGAATATCGACCGCCAGTTCGACGATGAGTTCGGCCGGCAGGGTGCCAAGATCGGCAACCAGCTGCGCATCCGTCTGCCGAACGACTTCGTGGTGGCGTCCGGTCCCGCCTTGTCGGTGCAGGACACCGCCGAGCAGCAGACCACGCTCACGCTCGCGACGCAACAGCACGTCGACGTGTCGTTCACGCAGGCCGATCTCCTGCTCTCGTTCGACGATTTCTCCGAGCGCATCCTGCTCCCGATGATGAATGTGCTCGCCGGCTCGGTCGCGAACACGATCATGCAGAATCTTGAGGGCGGCATTGCCGGCATCGTCGCCAACCTCGACGCCGGCGGCAACGTGCTCAACCCGAACGCCGGAACCTACCTGCAGGCGCGCGCCCGGCTCAACGACAACTCGGCGCCGATGCCGGCGCGCAAGATCATCAACGACTCCTGGACGGAAGCGCGCGTCGTCCAGTCGCTCGCGGGATTGCTCAATCCAAACACGGCGATTTCCGAGCAGTATTACGAGGGCGTCATGTACCGGGCGCTCGGCTTCACCTGGTACATGGACCAGACGGTGATCAAGCACACGGCGGGATCGTTCACCGCCGGCACGGTCAACGGCGCGGGACAGACCGGCCCCAATCTCGTCACCAACGCGATCACCGGCACGCTCAATGTCGGGGATATTGTGACGATTGCCAGCGTCAACGCTGTCAACTTCGTGACCAAGCAGACGACCGGCATGCTGCGGCAATTCGTGGTGACCTCGAACGTGCTCAATGGCGGCACGCAGATCTCGCTGTTCCCGTCGATCATCCCGCCTGGCGCCGGCAATGCCCCGGTGCAGTACCAGACGGTGACGGCGTCTGCGGCGAACGCGGCGGCGATCGCTCTCTTCACGCTGCCGAACGTGACCTTCCGCAAGAACTTCAGCTATGCCCCGCAGCTCATCACCATGGCGACCGGCGATCTGCCGCTCCCCGATGGCGTCGAGCAGAAGGCGCGCCACCGTTACGACAACGTGTCGATGCGCTCGATCACCCAATACGTGATCGGAACCGACCAGAGCGCGACCCGGCTCGATTGCCTGTTCGGCTCGATTGCCGTGCGCCCGCAATGGGGCTGCATCGTCGCAGATGCGGTCTGATGGCAACGAAGATGGCCACAACCCCCGTTCCCCCGCAGACGGTGGCACCGCCGCCGTCGCGGGACATTCTCCACGGCCAGATCACGACGCTCGCTCCTGCCAACCAGCAACCGGCGGTCTCCCGTGCGCTGGAGCAACTGAGCCAGCATCTCGATCTCATCAACGCCGCCACGGGTGTTACCTTCGTGCTGGCGCAGGCGGCCTACACGCCAAAGACGTTTCCCCAGATGATGACGAAGGCGGGCGCGCCCAACGCGCTCGCCAACGATGCCGCGCAGAAGTCCGCGCTGCAGGCCAACGGGTACGCATGACGGCATTTGTTGTTGGTGCAGCGCCGCGGCCGCTAACTATCCCACCTTCTCAGGAGAGAAAACCAATGATCATTCGTCTCGACGCGAAGGCCGCCGCCGATCACATCCGCGCTGCCTTCCATCAGCGGCCGGCGGCCGATCCCGACGTTCGCCATGCTCACGCCTTCGCGGAGGAAGTCTGTTCACATCTCGACGTGGAGCCGACCGCCAATCATGTCACCCACGTCGTTCGCCTTCTGCATGAAGCGGGGATCGCGCCGCATCTGGTCGAAGAGTATCCCAAGATGGCGACCCGGGAGGCGACGCAGGCCGATGTCGATGCCCATCATGCGCGCGTTGTCGGGGAGGTGATTCCCATCCTCGACGATGCCGGCAATCCGGTCGTGCATGAAGGCCCGCACGCGGAGAAGGCGTCACATCACAAGGGCGCGAAAGCGGCGAAGCACAAGTAAAACGAATCACAGTCGAAAGGATTTCCATCATGGGTCAGCAACTCTCCCCGCAGGACATCGCCCGCGTCAAGGCGTTCCTCGACCAGATTTCTCCGGTCCAGTCGCGGCAGTTGACGGTGCTCGAAAGCGGGCGCGGCGGTCCCGGCATCAACATCCCGCTGGCATGGGACACAAACCCGGCGAATTTCCCGCGCTACGAGTTCCGGGAATATCCAAAGATGTTGCTCAAAAAAGCAACACAAGCCGATGTCGATGCGTGGAAGGCAAAGCATCGTATGGTCGATACCAGAACCGGGGAGGCGTCGTGGCCATGTGCTGCACCAAATGTTGGTGACATGATTCCTGTTTCTGCGACTAACAATCATGTCGCATCTGGATTTGCCAATCAGGCCGGCGATCCCCTCATCATGCAATCCAAAGAACAGGAAGACGAATTTTTCGGGTGCTATCCGGAAGCGAAGACGATCGACGTGTCATTGAGCGCGCTTGGCGTCGGCAATCTCGTCAATAAGGCGGGCGAGATTGCGGCGCAGGAAAGCGAACTCGACCGGATCAATCGCGAGAATGTGGAGCTGGAAGCACTTGCTGCGGCGAAAAAGCGCAATGCCGAACTGCGGGCGCAGCTCGGAGAGGCGGAAGGCGCGCCGACTGGCGAGAAGCCGCGGCGCCAATATACCCGCCGGGCCAAGCCGCCAGCCGAAGATGCGCCGCTTGCGGGCGAGTCTCCTCCTGCCGACGCGCCTCCTGCGGCCGAATCACCATCGTCCGATCCGCAACCTCAATTCGAGATGCCGAAGAATCTCGGCTGATCGTCATGCCGACCGGCAACGACATCGTCATTTCCGCCGCCAAGAAGGCCGGCGTGCTGGGCCTGGGGCAAGCGCTCGAGGGCGGCGATTTCGTCGATATCCTTGGCGATCTCAACGACATGCTGGCGCAGTGGCGCAGGAAGCGTTGGCTCGTCTTTCATTTGATCGACATTGCGAAGGTGTCCGACGGGCGGACGACACCGTACACGGTTGGTCCTGCGGGTGATTTTGCGACCACATTCCGGCCTGCGAAGATCGAGGCGGCGTTCCTGCGCCAGATCGTCAACGTCGGGCTCCCCGTCGATTATCCGCTCAAGGTCATCCAGGCGCGCGAGCAGTACAACAATCTCGCGCTCAAGATGCTGGTCTCGTTCTCCAAATATGTCTTCTATGATCCGGCATTTCCGGCCGGCACCGGGCTCGGGAATCTCTTTCTCTATCCGGTGCCGAACGCCGCGATCTACGAGATCCATATCACGGCGCCGGAAATCCTCAATGCGATCACGTCGGGCGGCAACGTCAACCTGCCGGAAGAGTATTTCGCGGCGCTCAAGTTCAATCTCGCGAAGCGGGTCCGCCAAGCCTACGGCAAGGGCAAGATGCCCGACGAGGAATTGAACGGACTCGCCTACGATTCGCTGGACGTGCTGCGCGAGGCGAACAGCGCGATTCCGGAAATGACCATGCCGAGGACGCTGCTCCGGCCGGGTCGCTACAATATATTCTCTGATCAAACCTACTGAGCAGGAGACCATGCGATGAAGACCAGACGATTCCTTGGGCTTGCCGCCGCCTTTGTCGCGTTGAGCGTTGCGAGCGCCGCCGTCTCGCATCTGATGGACCGCGCAGGTGCGGTCTTCACGCTGCCTGGCACCAATGGCCCCGGCCTCGGTGATTTCAACGTCAATCCCTTCACGCTGGCGCAGGCGATCAACCAGTTCAACCAGCAGCAATCGACCAGCGGCTTGACCGCGTTTGCCGGCGGTGGGCAGACCGGCGCCACGCCGCTCGGCTATGGGCTCAACCAGGTCGCCACGGTCGCGACCACTGCGGACAGCGTGCAATTGCCGGCCTGCGCGGTCGGCGCCGTGGTCTACGTGACGAACGATGGCGCCAACGCGACGACGGTGTTCGGGCAGGCCGGTCGCACCGACACCATTAACGGCACGGCCGGTGCGACCGGCGTGAGCCAGGCGAACGGGGCGCATGTGCTCTATATCTGCGCGGTGCCCGGTGCCACGTCGGGCAAGTGGACGACGATCCGCGCGACCTCGTGATGGGTCATGCCGCGCCTTTCGCTGACATCCGGCGCCTACAGCGCCGAATCGATCATTGCGAGCGCGCAGCGTTCGATCAACCTCTATCCCGAAAAGAACCCGGAGGAGATCAAGTCGCCGTCGTCGGTGACGCATTACCCGCGTCCCGGTCTCACACCCATCGGCGCGCCTGCCAATCCGGCGCCCGGCCGCGGGCTCTATACCGCGACCAACGGCGATCTCTATGCGGTCTCGGGACAGAACATCCATTACATCAATCCCGATTTCGTATTCTCGGCGGCGCTCGGTCAGTTGCTCAATCCGGCGACGAGCCCGGTCTATATGGCCGACAATGGCTCGGACATCTTGATCGTCGACGGGTCGCCGCAGGGCTACGACATCAACATGGCCACGCGGATCATGTCCCTCGTCCAGGACGTGAATTTCGTCGGTGCTGATCGCGTCGATTTTCTCGATACCTTCCTCGTCTACAATCTGCTCGGCACGAACCAATGGGGCTCGACGCTCTCGCAGCAGCTCGCCTTCAGCGGGTTGAACGTGGGGGTCAAGTCGGCATGGCCGGATAAGATCGTCGCGATCATCACGGTCGAGCGCGAGGTCTGGATTCTCGGTCCCTACAAGGGCGAGATCTGGTATAACGCCGGCACGGTGCCGTTCCCATTCCAGTCGCTGCCCGGTGTCATCATCGAGCAGGGCTGCGCGGCGAAGTATTCCGTCGCCAAAATGGATACCAGCATCTATTGGCTGTCGCAGTCGCCGGAAGGCGCGCGCATGATAATGCGCGGCAACGGTCACCGTGCCACCCGTATTTCGACGCACGCGATCGAGAACGAATTCCGAAAATATCGACGTGTCGATGACGCGATCGGCTCGTGCTACCAGATCAACGGGCATTCGTTCTACAAGCTGTCGTTCCCGGCCGCCGACAAATGCTGGGTATTCGACGAGGCGACCCAGCAGTGGCACGAGGACAACTTCGTGGATATCAACGGCGTTTTGCGCCGCTCGCGGGCGCCGTTCTGCGCCTACGCCTACGGGCGCAACGTCGCGCTCGATTTCCAGTCGAGCCAGCTCTACCAGATCGACCCCGACAACTTTTCCGACAACGGCAGTCCGCTCGTCTGCATCCGCTCGTTCCCGCAGGTGATGCCCGACGACTTCTCGCGCGCCACATTCTGGCAGGTGATTGCCGACATGGAAGTCGGCAATGGACCGGGGCTGCCGCAGATGCCGACGGCAGTACGGCCATGGAGCCTGGGTTTCTCTCCTGGATTCGGTCCGGTGACCATCATCGAGCCGCCGTTGATCTCGATGCGGGTCTCGCGCAGCCGCGGTGCTTCCTGGGACAACGCCCGCATGCAGCCCCTTGGCGCGCAGGGGCAGTACCTCACGCGGCCGACGTGGCGCCGGCTCGGGCTATCCACCGACATGGTGATCGAATTCTCCTGGTCGACGCCGATCAAGACGGCGCTCAACGGGGCTTTCCTTGTGGATGCGGAAATGCATGAGGAATGAGCGGTGGGGATCAACAGCTATTCGACCCGCAACTTCAATCCGCGTGGTCCGTTCGTTCTTCCCGATGACGCCTTTGCTCCGACCGCGGACGCCGTCTATCTGCTGCTCGCGTTGTTCAACCGTACCGGCGGCAGTGCCGGCGGCGCTGTCGTCAAGGTCGGCATCGTCGCGGCCGGCAATTCACAAGCAAGTGCGTTTGGGCTCCAGGGTGATTGGAACTATGTCGAAACTGTTGATGCGGGAACCGGGGTCAGCATTCCCGCGATCAACGTCGGCAGCGATTGCATCGTGTTCAATGCCGGCGCCAATACCTTGAGCATCTATCCCGCGATCGTCACTGCCCCTGCTCTCCCGATCCAGATCGATGCGCTCGGCGTGAATGCGCCTTATCCGCTTGCGGCCGGCAAGATGCAGTGGTTTCGCATGGTCAAGCCGGCTTTGTTGACGTCGATGCAATTAGGGTGAGGCGTGCGCTATTTCCACAAGCTCGTCGAGGGCGTCAACGTGATGCCGGTCATGCACGCGCTGATGCGGCAGCCGCAGATTTGGACGCAGGATTATTCGATCGTCCTGCGCGGTCATGATGGAAACGGCATGATCGCCGACCGCGAGGCGATGCGGCTCTTGCCGCCGAAAGCAAAAGCCACCGCGCTCGACCTGATGACGATTATGGGCGGCGTCGCGCTCGGCTCGGTGATCATCACCAAACTCGAGCCGGGAAAACGCATCATGGGCGAGCCGCGCGCCGCGCAGGACTTCACGCCCTATTATCTGATGCTCGGCAGCCAGCCCGGGGCGCTGATGACGTGCGGCGACGAGACCGTGAACATGCTCACCGGCGAAATCTGGTGGTGCGATCCGGACGCCGAGCGCACGATCATCAACAATTCGAAGGACGACCGCGTGCAGATGGTCATCGACATCCGGATCGACCCGTGATCACCGCCGCGATCGAGAGTTTCGCCCATGCGGTGCCGGAATTGATGGCGCGCTTCCCGCAGCATTGGGAGGAGTTGGCGTTGTTCAAGGACAAGATGCCGCTTTCCCCGCAATACGACGAGTATATCGAGCGCGAGAGCAAGGGGCGCCTGTTCCTCGCTGCGGTGCGCAAGGACGGCGAGCTTGCCGGCTACTACATTGCGCAAGTCGCGCCGGGCTTCCACTACAGCCAGACGCTGACCGCGCATATGGATATCTGCTATATCGTGCCCGAGCATCGGCACCGCGGGCTTGCGGTGCCGCTCTTTCGCGCGACCGAGCGCGAGCTGCGCCGCCGCGGCGTGAAAGCCTGGTACTCCGGCTACAAGCTGCACAACCCGCTCGGCATGCCGCGGCTGCACGAAATTCTCGGCTTCATCCCGGCCGACATGTACTACGTGAAATGGCTCGACTGAGATGGTCGCGGCGGCAGCAATCGGCGGGGCAGCATCGCTTGGTGGAGCTTGGCTCACCTCGAATGCCGCAAGCAAGGCATCGCAGGCGCAGACCAGTCTCGGCTTGCAGGCATTGGCGACGCAGAGCGGACTGGGCCAGCAGGGCTTGCAGGCTTTGCTCAGCCTGTTCGAGCAAGCGAAAGGCATTGTCTCCCCGGTCATGGAGACCGGGCGCGGCATTATCGATACCGGGCGCGGCGTTCTCGACACCGGAACAG